CTCCTGCCGCCGTACCGCTTGGTCACCCCGGCCAGGCGGACCACGTCTTCGTTTCCGCCGGCCACTCGCTCCACGATGGGGGCCCGTGCGGGCTGCGTTGTATTCATGGGCAACAGACTCCGCTGCCAGGCCCAGTCCGGACCATGGTGCGATCTGCCGAAGGTTGGATGGGGTTAACCTCACCGCGATCCCGGGGGTCCGGCTGATGGCAAACCACCGGGCTCATGCCATAGCGTCGGAGCCATGTTCCTCGTCCGCGATCTGGTGTCGCCGCGCACCTGGCTCGCCATGACCAGCCACCTGGCCGGCCTGTTCGCGGGCCTGGCGGTCATGGTGGTCGTCGTCACCTCAGATAGCTCCAGCTGCCCGGATACCAGGCCGGCCTTCTCCAGCCGGTCCAGGTGCATGTACAGCAGCGGCCTGGACATGCTCAGCCTGCGTGCCAGCTCGCTCACGCAGGCACGATCAAGCACCCCTACCTTCGGGTCTCATCGATCAGACCGCGCGCCATCATGTCCTGCCACACCGTCGCCGGCGTACCGATCCCGGCACCCCGGCTCACCAGGTCGGACCCGGACCGCTCGAAGACGATGACGTCGTGGCCGGCCCGATGCAGCAGCGCCGCCGTCGCGCAGCCGGCGATCGATCCCCCGATAATGCCGACCCTCATGCCTGCCGCCCCAACCCCACAAGCTCACTTGAGCAGCTTCTGCACCTCGCGGAATTTCGGGTGCTGGGCGTCAGCCAGATATTCGTGTGTTAACATCGCTCTGACAGGTCAGCGGAACGAACGGGAGACACACCATGGAACGTAGCGGCAGGTGGCTACGGGTAAGCACCGGCAGGCAAGACGAAGGTATGCAGGTCCCCGATGTTGAACGGTGGGAGTCTGCGCACGACTACGACGTTCAGCGTGTCTACACGGTGCATGGTGGCAGTGCCTTTAAGGGAAACAAGAAGTTTGATGACGAATGGGCCAAAGTAATCAGGGACATTATCAATGGTGTTATCACGGTTCTAGTCGTCTGGAAGACAGACCGCATCGACCGTAAACTTCAGACTTACCAGATGATCACGGAGATAGTCGAAGCTGGCGGGCGCGTAGAGTTTGTCACACAACCGCACCTGAATGACCTCTCCACCATGGGTGGCAGAGTTGCGCTTAAAATCCAAGAAGAAGTTGCCCACGAAGAAAGCAAGATCAAATCTGATCGAGCCATCATGACGCGGGACAATCTCCGCGCCGCTGGTTCTATTACGTCACGTCCCCCGTTCGGCTATGCCATAGTCGGCGAAAGGAAAGCCAAGCGGTTTGAAGTAATCGAAAGCCTGCGCCCGATCGTTGTCGAGATTTTCGATCGCTGCATTTCAGGTGATTCACTGGAGACAATCGCCAGGTGGCTCGACTCAAAGGGAGTCCCTACCCATCATGGTGGCAAGTGGGCTAAGCCCACCGTTAAGACCATTCTTGCCAACCGCGCATACATGGGCTACATTCAAACCGACAAGGGAAAGACTGTCGGCACTTGCCCCGTAATTATCGACGCTGACGTATGGAAAGCCGCGAACAATGCGCTTCACTCACGGCCAAAGCGTGGGCCGAGTCGGAATGTAGAAAAGGCTCTGTGCGCTGGTTCGATTTTCTGCCCGCGATGCACAGATAACTCACCGATGTATCGTATTCGCGGAGGCAGACCAAATGGCCCAATCTACTATTACCGTTGTGCCGGTAGGGGTGCGCAGGCACACGGTTGCGGCCTTATGGTTCGGCTAGACAAGGTTGACGCAGCAGTGGACGAGAGTATGTCGAGTGACCACAGTACGATCATGAGACGGATATTCATTCCCGGTCATAACCATGGCGCAGAGATAGCCGATGTCAACTTCAGAATTACACAGCTGAATCCCGAGGCGATGACTGATGACGAGTACGACGCCGCCCTGAAAGCCCTGCGCGCCGAACGGGATTCCTACAAGGCGATGCCTGCTGCACCTGACACATGGGTTAAAGAACCGCTGACCGACGCCAGCGGTAACCCCGTAACCTACGCCGCCAAGTGGACGGCTGCCGACGCCGACGGTAAGCGTGAGATGCTGAAGGAATGGCGGATCACGGCTGAGAACATCGAGATTGACGGGCAGCGTTACCCGCATGTCACTATGGTGCCGTTGTGGGCGGCGGAAGGAGAACCCTCTAGAAGCTAGCCGTAAGCATCATAGACGACGAAGCCCCCGTAGGGTCCCCCTTCCCTACGGGGTTTCTCATGTCGTCTATGGCCATCCTGACGTGTTCTAGGCATGTTCCGCAACAGTGCCTCATCTCGTTTAAGCGCTAGGATTTAATGAAGATAACTAACGTCAAAGATAGCCAGCACGAATGTGATGAGGGCGACGAGACCGAAGAGTGAGAGCGCGACCTGCCACAGCGGAAAGGCTCGTATCCCGGTGAGTTTTCCTAGAGGACCGGGAATAGTGGTCTTGTCCCTTCGATCGCGCCATTCGGGTCCGTGGACCGTAGTCTCGAAATGCTTTTGTTCATATTCCGCAAGCCAGTGTGCGTCAGTTATTTCCGCTTGGCGGTGCTTCGTTAGTAGGTGCACGGACAAGAAGGCAGCTAGTACGCCCAGGAAGGACGTGAGCAACCGTGAGATACGGCTGCTATCTGGACCGAGTGCAACGGTGAGCAGGAACGCTTGCGCGGCCAAGCTGAGAGACGGAACTTGCCAGAGCAAGGCATCCCATTGCAGTCTTCGTGCCGCGACCACTTGATATAGGGGAAGATCCGATGGCATGGTCTGGGGTGTGGATGGGCTAGTCACGTGATTAGTATGCCCGACAACCCGCTACAGTGTGGGGCTTCTAGTTGTCTCAGCGACTGTCTGAGAGGCTTCTAGGCCACTCGCCGATCCTTGCCTGACGTTCGCTCATCTCAGCTGCGAACGCAGGGTCAGTCTCTAACCTGCGCCAGTATGAACTGTGGTCTGCGACGTGCGGAACCTGGCGAACTGACGGGAGAATCGGTCCTGTAGAACTCACCCTATCTGACCTGCGTAAATGCGAGACAGGTTCGGGTAATGGCGTAACGTTGTGGCCAGGGGTTTTACGGAACACGTTTAGAACGTGATGGATTACCGTCATAACCGTGAAATCCCCTTAGGATCGCGCTCACACAACTTCAGGCGTTGACGTTCAGCCACAGCGGCAGAAATCGGCGCCTGGACTACAGGTGCAGCTGGCGTCGATCGGCGCCACCAGCCAAATAAAGCCTTCATAGAATCTCCCTAACATGACTCTGGGCAAAAAAAGGGACACACCGCTACCGGCCGACAAGAGAAAACCAGTAGGGGTGTGTCCCCCATCGAACCCTGGCGGGCAGCACCAGGGGCGTAAAACTAACGGTCAGGTAGAGTTAGCCGCAACGGTAACCGCGGCACGCACATCGTTAGACCGGAAATCGACACGCACGAAGCCCAGATAGCCAATCGCCAAGAAATCGGCGTAGCGCTCGTTCAGGCGCAGCACGCGAACACCACCACCAGGAGCAGACACCCGACGGTAGACCATAGCGTGTTGCAGTGAGCCGAAGATCGGACCACCAGTCGTGCTAGCAACCAGGTTAGGAATGTTATTGTCAATGACAACATCGAATCCGAGCAGCTTAGCGATAGGCGCATTCGAGTTATAGTTAGGTCCGGTCATCGGATCACTATCGAAGCCGTTATCAAAGGTGATCAGTGGACGCCCGTTGGAATCGACCACGGTGCGGAGGTTAAGCGCCTGCGCGGCATTTAGGTACCAGCGGCAAGTCGGGTAATACGCCGCATCGACGCTTTGCACCATAGTCGTGAGGGTCTGCGGTGCGAGAACATTGCCGCCTAGTTCCGTGTTAGACGAGTTACCGAAGGTCTTAACAGTGGTAGCAGCACCAAGCTGAACATAACCGCCACTAGTGGACACAGGACCATGGGCATTCAGCGCGGTAATGATACCTAACGGCTGAGCCGAACCAGTGCCACTCACAGCCAGCTGGGCCAGCTTACGGCCGATACCCTCGCCCATACGCTCAGCGACAAACGCGTCCACGTCAAAAACAGAGTCCTGAACCAGCTGAAGAGAAGCCAACATCGGACCGGCGTACAGGGTCCAGGCATTCAGCATGCCCTGGCCGAAGTTAAACGGCTGCTCGGTAGACAGCTGGGTTAGTTCGCTGGACGCTGAGAGAATGTGCGCCGTGTAACCAGTCGGGTCCATGGCTGGCCAGGGCATAGGTGCCCCATTTTCAGTCTCAACCATCCTGAAGTCGTTAGCGACACCACCATAAGCCTTCAAAGCGATCTGAAGATTCTGCCAGAACGCCTGTGGCACCATATAGCCGGCATAGCTGCCAGTGCTACCGGCAGACACGCCAGCGTCATTAGGTGCAGACGAGAAACCAGTACCATCAGCACGCACTTCACGCAGACCCGAGATGTCTCCGGTACGCAGATACCTGGTAAACGCAATATCGTCAGCAGTGCGGCCACCAGTGGCGCCACAACGGGTTTCAGGAACACCAGCAGAGTAATGGTCTGCTAAAAACTGCGCTTCAAGAGCGTCAAAGCTGGAACGCTCAGCATCGGTCAGCCCGCGGTTTTCCCGCTTAGCACCAGCGAGAATGCTTTGCATCTGAGTGTAAATCTCATGCTTAGTCATAATAAACCTCCATAGGCGTTAGTCGAATACAACCGACAAGTGCCATAGGCGGCTTGTCCGTGCGTGGCGAAACAAACCCGGCTGTCAGTGCGCCACAAACGGCTGACAGTGGAACGGGAATATTTGAGGAATTATCGGCAGGGAAAGAAAAATATCGCAGAAAACACGCTGCGTAGCCGAAAAATGACGTTCAATGTATGCAGGGGGACACCCTCGGAGGAGGCGGGTCCTGGACGCCTTCACGCTGGGAGTTTTCCTACCCCCTAGGGGGGTGTATCACATAATTGTGTCCTAATGTCTGAATCAGTCAAGCAGGAACAGCAACGCGGCAATCGCACAGGCAGTCAGCCCAAGCGCCAGCGTCAGCCGTCCTATGCAGTAACACACCCTGCTAATCATTTCTGTGTCTCATCAGGATCGAACACCACCACTGCACAAGCAGCACGGGCAAGAATGCCGTCAGCGTCAGGATATGGAACGTCAGAAGTCTTGTTCAGTTCCACAGCCATAGTCTGAATAGTCGTCAGCAGGCTATTCCCGAAAGCGGCAAGAGAACCGCATAGCGCTTCCAGGCCGTCAGGATCATCCTGGTAAGCGGAAATGATGAACATTGCCAGGCCAGGATGCTGCCTTAGAAGTCTTACGATCGCTACAGCGTCGGCTGCGTGATCACGACCTATGCGTTTATGATCCACAGCGATTACGCCGATGTCTGGTTCACTCACTTATTGCCCCCTGTGGTTTTACTGGCGTGAGGCTAGGCAAGAGGTCCGTTTCTTTCTAGCCTCACGACCAGCTGACTTTCTTGACATTAAGTCGCACCATGCTGCCGACTGTTGCATGAGACTAGGAATTGTCTCTACGGCGTAGTTAACGGGCTCGTCAGCACGACATCCCTGCATGGCAAGGGAAGCTAATCCAGCTAGCCCGGCACCCCTGCTTCAACTAGCTGGACCTTAATCCTGCTAGCCGGCATGTTTTTAAGCTAGCGGGAAGTCTTAGGCTGGTACGAGATTTCGTTTCTCGATTAGCAGCCGGATTTTCTCAGTTGGACGTTCATACTTCTTACCGTCAACCTCTTCAGGCATGGCCTGATCACAGAAGTGAGCGAGCTGGGCTGCCAGGACTGCCAGGTCTGCTGAGGTCTCATCCCATTCGGTGATGCTGGCAGCAATGGCTTTGACCATCTGCTGTGCTTCACCAGCTAGCTTCGGTGCGTACTGTGCATGCCATGCTGAAACCATGAGGTTGTAAGCGTCTGCCATAGGGTCTTCCCCTGGCGGGATAGTGCTGTACTTCACTGACAACCCCTTAACGGTAAGTATCTGAATGGTCACTAGGATTCTGGCGGGTAGAACTATCCTTTATTCCCCCGAGTTGTCACTCGGGGTTTAACCTCAGAGGAACTACGGACAGCTGACGACTGACCTACCGTCACCTGACATCTCTGTGAAACTCTCTCTATAACTGTGCGACTCTTCATAACACATGCAGGTCAGAGGCCATATTTTGGGACACGCCGCACCAGTCGAGTAGGTCGTTTAGCCACTGATCTGCGGGTTTTGTGTAGTGCCATAGGCCACCGTCAGTGGCCTGTTCGGCCATATCACGGACATTGTTATCCAACCGTGACTGCCATAGTCCTTTAGTGGCAGCCTCTTGCATCTCACACCAGCCGTGAACTAGAGCGTTATCAATGTCGTCTCTCCTGTGATCCTGCTTGTACCAGGTTTCGAGGGTCACAGCTGAGTGGCATAGCTCAAACGCGTCAGAGTCATGACCTGCATGCACATACACGGCCTCACGCATGCTGTGCAGGTTTTCAGGTTCGTTCTCCCATTCGGCCAGCAGCCGTTCAAACAGTTTCGGATCAAGTGCGAACGCCAGACGTGCGATCGCAGGATCGTCGGTGCCTAGCAGGGTTCTGGTCCTGGCGGCGAAAGACTGCCGTGACCGTGAACGTGCCATACCCTCACGTGAAGCTTTCCTGTGAGCGTCAGCAGCCTGTCTGGCACCTCTGGCCTGTTCTCGCCTGGACGGTGGCCTACGTTTCGTCCTGGCGGTCACTCGACACCAACGTGACGCCGTGCTGACATGAGGGTAGACATGGCTTCACGCGGGCTGATACCAGCTGTCACGGCAATATCGGCAAGTTTCAGATGCCAGTACGGTAACCAGTCCGTGTGACCTCGCAGACAACAACACACGAGTGCCATAGGCGTTTCTTGAGGTCAAACCCTTCAACTTCGCTGGTGTCTCGTCTGAACTCTTCAACTACGGCGTTCAGGTAGGGTGTTTCGTCGGTGACTTCAATCATGGTCAATCCTCTTCAATATGAGTACAGAACAATCAAATATAACAAAATGGTAACGACAGAAGATGGTGATGAGTTGTAAGCCCCTACCCGTTTGACGAATAGGGGCTTACAGCAATCCTGTGATCCTGGCTGCCGTTAGCCGTTTAGGCAGTCGTGAGGTTCAATGATGTGACTCACAGAGTGCTGCGCTTTGCCGATCTCAACCTGTGCGGCCATAATCGCGTGCTCAATGTTGGTCAACTCGTCATCAAGCCAGTCCAAGCGCATATCAAGCTCGCTGACCTGTTCCTGAAGGCTACTGACGAGCATTAGCGCGTGGTCAAGCCTGGCGTCTGCCGCATCGGTAAAATGCATGACTGTCCTAGCGTGTCCAAAATGATCGTTCAGCACGGTCAGGCTGGCAGTGTCGTCTGTTTCAACCGGCTTGGCTTCCTCGACAGTCTTCAGTTTCGCCGTCATGCTGCTAGTCCTTCCAAGATGGGGAAGCCCCGGCCACGTGTGACGCCGTGACGGGGGCTGGTCTGAGGGTGTGGCTTCGTCACCAGCCGCGGAAGGGACGTTAGTCCGCTCTGACTAGCTGCCGCAAGCGCAGTGCGGCACAACTTTGACACAATTTCTGGAAGAACTACAGCAATGTAACCACTAGATGTTGTGGTCGACTACTCTAGCGGGTCAGCAGGTAACCTACGGTGGCCTGACGTGGGTGCCACGGTTCGACCTTCGGAGGTCAGGGGCATGCTCAGCTTCAGTGTCAACATCCCTGTTCGAGAACAAACCTGAGTCCTGTCCGTTTGGGCATGACCTCTGGCCCGGCAAGGCGCAGGTCAGCTGGACCCCCCTGTATCTGTACGCCTGCTCGTGAGGCTGCCGAACGTGGCAGGGGCATGGGCCACGTCACCGTCAGGTGTACTGCCTGCCAAGACCAGCTACGAGCGACGGTGTTCTACGAGCCACCGCACGATACCTGCCGTCGTCCGCTGACCGGCTGGACGTCGGACCCTTTACGGGATCCGAGCATAGGCAATCGTAATTCTCTAGGTATCCAGGGACTCATCCCACCTGCTGCTGAGCACCCAGGCGAGCGCTGAGAGCTTGCCGCTGGCGAAGCCGTACTCCCACGCCTCATCGTGGCCAGGTCCGATCATTTTCTGAAGCTCGTCACGGCCGTATTGTACTTCGACTGCTTTCAACGAATCCGGCAGCTCCTCACCTTCAGGAATCCTTATGAAGTTTCGTACGTACCAAACCTTTTCCCAAAACTCGTTGTAGGCTTCGAGTATCTCGGCAAAGGTTCGCGGCTCCTCCTGAAGGAACTCCGTTTCAGATACTATGTCGAGGAACGCATCGCCGAAGTAATCTTCGAGGCCAGCATGCAAACCGTCCACGCCGTAGCGATAGGTGGAGTGGTCCGCCGCAAAGATATCCGCCAGGTCAGGGTGCGGCTCGCGGCGATCTCCGTTGGGCATAGAGAAGTCTTGGAAGTTTGACGTGACAAAGCAATACTGGTTCGCCTTGGACCTCGACCGTGCCACTTGCGAGCGGTAGAGCTCAATAAGCAGTGCATCGGCAACACTGTTCTTATTCAGATGAAGCGGCGCTTTCTTGTCGAGGCCGCGTTGGATCACCCGTGCCCGATCCTGATTAGTCGGAATGAGCCGCTTGCCCATGCGCAGCAGCCCGGAAATATCGGCAAAGTTGCGGACGGTCATCGCGCTGACGAACGGGATGTAGTGCGCCATTTCCTGCAACCACTGACGACGACGCTCGTCATCGGCGTAGGCATCGAGGTCGTTGCGTATCGGTCTAAAGCGATCCCACACCTTAGTCGTCACGGCATCTTCGGCCCGCGGTCTGTTCCGTTCAAACTCTTCAGAAATAAGAGCAGGAACAAGCAACTGCAAATGTTTTTCGTGGATGAAGTATCGCATCGGCACGATCCACTTTTGGCCATCTCTTCGTTGAGCCAGGTCTAGCCCGAAGTTACGGCCAGTTCGGCAGGCTATTCGGGGTTTGAGCTGGTGTTTTTGCTGGGCTCGCCTGGTGGCGTTCTGGCTACTTCAAGGTGAGCGGGA